TTGACGTTTACGCGGTAAGAAAAGAAAATCAAATCCAAATGCTAAACATTAAATGCGAGAGCAAAACACAGCTCAAAGCAGAGATAAGGGCATGGAAGAGGCAAGGATACAAGGTATACAGCAATGGACTATGATGTAGCAAGGTCACTCGCACGAATCGAGGACGATATCACAGCATCGCTTATAAGGAATCTAAAGAACCATAGAGCGCAGGAAACTGAAGAGGGACTAGAGTGGGTGCAATGGCAAACGGTCCAGCTGCAGGAACTAGACAAATTCAAACGCAGATACGCAAAGAAACTGAATAAGGAATTTAAGCGAATCAACCCACACATAGACGAGGCAATCACCGAAGCGTTCAATCAAGGCAAGATGGATGAAGAGGTGGCAATCCTGGAATCCATCAAAGAGGGAAAAGGCAAAGGGAAGGCATACCGAAGAGGATCGTCCTTTTTTCAAAAGGACAATAAGATCGAGAAACTAATCAACGCGACCACAAACGATATGGCAAAGGCGGAATACGCAATCCTTCGAAGAGCGAACGACCAATACCGAAAGATTATATTTGATGCACAGATGTATGCAGCAAGTGGCGCGGGAACATACGAGAAAGCAGTCGACATGGCCACGCATGACTTTTTAAGTGCAGGAATCAACTGTGTGCAATACAAAAACGGAGCAAGGGTCAGTGTGTCAAAGTACGCTGATATGGCCATAAGGACAGCAACAAAACGAGCATACTTACAAGGGCAAGGGGAAATGCGCCAAGATTGGGGCATAAGCACAGTCATATTAAACAAGCGTACGAGTGCATGTCCATTGTGTGCGCCTTTTGTTGGAAAGGTATTTATAGACGACGTATGGAGTGGAGGAAAAAGCAAAGATGGGAAATATCCACTGCTTTCGTCCGCTATTGCTGCAGGGCTTTATCATCCTAACTGTAAGGACTCGCATACGACATACTTTCCAGGGACAAGCACAAAGCCTGAGTATATCACAAGACGAGATCTAGTAAAGATGGTCAGCGAGGCAAAGAGAGAATCAAAAGTAACATACTGCGAGCGACAGGCAGAGAAATGTGATAGGCTCGCAAAGTATTCGCTAGATACAGACAAGCAAAAGACATTTAATGCAAGAAAAGAAAAATGGGAAAAGGCAATTATCAACGAAAGAGTTGAAAACAATGCAGATTTGGGTATAATAAAAAACATAACAATCGATGACATCTCGGAAATCAAAGAAATTTTAGCCGATAAATTCGGAGAAGATGTAGAGATAAAAAACGAGGTAATAGATGCAATATATAATAGCCTTGCTAAATTTGATGGACTTGATTTTTATGGAGCAATCAGAGTAAAGCGATTAGAAAAAAACATCATGTTTCAAACAGATTCTGAACAGTTTGGAACATGGGCCAAAAACGCATTTATAGTTAATAGAGAGGCCCTCAGCGGCAAATCGGTTAAAGAAATAGACAAAATGTTTAGAGATACAGAACATACAGTGTGTAATTCTCTTGAAGACGGGGTTTATCACGAATATATGCATGCTCTGACGACAAAAAAAGTCATGTTTGCAAAATACGAACAACTCTGCGAGGCTAAAGGGTATGAAGAAATTAGCAAAGTAGCTCAAAGCGATTTAGCGGAGACTATTGCAGAAATAGGGGTATTAAAAAAACAAGGTAAATATAACACAGTTTCTGAAAGAGGAAAAAAGCTGTTTGAAGAAATTATAGGAGAAACAAAATGGTAAGAGTAGATCGATGTGGATTTTGTAAACACTGTTTGTCAAAAAAAGGAGAACGTTTTAGGTGCAAAGCATTTCCAGATACAACGCCAAGGTACTTTTATGAGAATGGTGGAGAATGTGCTAATGGATATCGCTTTGAAGTAATACCAGAGAGAGAAGAGGAATATAAAAGCCTGTGGGAAAAAAAAGGAGAGTCTCACCCGCGCTTAGATCCTCCTATAATAGTAAATGAACGCGTATCAATCGAATAACTTGAACAGTATATCAAGCATCGCATAGCGCGGTGCTTTTTTAGTGGAAAAAGGAGGATCATATGAAATTATCAGACACTATCGACTTGATGAACAGCGCAGACTATAAGGACAGATTCTGTGCAGAGTACTATCAAACAAAGGAACGCTACAACAAGTTGCACAGGCTTGTAATCAAGCTCGAAGCAAAGACAGCAGAATTCACACCAACATGTGGCATAGACTTGCTCAAAAAGCAAAAGGCAGCTATGGGCGAGTATCTGTACTGTTTAGAGGTGAGAGCGGAAATCGAAGGAATCGACCTTGCAAAAAAGCATCCATGTCCGGATAGATCACACAATATATGTGCAGGTGCTTTGGCTTCAGCAACGTAATTAAATAACAAAGAATATTTAGGAGGAGTAGAAAATGAAACACGAGGAATTTTTAAAGCTATGTGCAAGGAAGGTTGCAGAGTACGAGAACAGCAGAAAGGACATCAATGTCCAAATTGACCGTGACAATGTATTCTGCGTATGGTCATGCAAGACGTTGCAGAATAGCAAGTGTCTGATGTCGGCACCGCACAGGGGTGCAAAGTATTACGAATTCACCCACAATGGAGAAAAGCACGAAATATACATGGATGTGTACAGCAAGGATATTAACATCCCGTTTGCAGAGGACGGAACACAAATCACAACAAGAATACGATAAACCAAGAAGGCACATAGCTTTCTTTTTTTTATGGTCCGAAGACTTAAAACTACACGGAGACACCGTGCGACAACTGAAGAGGGAGACACCCTTATAACTGAGAACGAGAGACACTCGAAAAACTGAAAGGAAAGGTATTACAAAATGGCAGATGGAATCAACACAACACAGAACCAAGCAAACAGCGAAGGTAATCAGAATCAGGCAACACAGAATAAAAATGCCGGCGAAGGCAATCAGGGAACAACAAAGATTGACTTTGACTATGATAAACTCGCAGGCATAGTAAGTGGAGCACAGACTGTAAAGGAAGAGGCAGTGCTAAAGAACTACTTTAAGCAACAGGGATTAAGTCAGGAAGAGGTAACGCAGGCTATATCGCAGTTTAAGGCGCAGAAGGAAGCAAATACGCCCGACGTTCAAGCTTTAGAAGAAAAACTAACACAGGCGCAGACAGTGGCTCAGGCAGCCCAAATAGACAGTGCACTGCAGATTGCAGCTCTAAAGGGCAACGTCGAAATAAACAACCTGCCTTATGTTTTAAAACTTGTGGACAGAAGTACGCTCACAGTAGATTCTACAGAGGACGATTATATCGCAGCAGTGAACAAGGTTTTGGAAGATGTGCCAGCTCTCAAAAAGACAGATGAGCAGGGCACAGGATTTCAGCAAGTAGGCGCAGGAGCAACGGGGGGAACAAACACCTCACAAGCTGATGCGCTCAAGAAGATTTTCGGTAATTAGAAAGAGAGGAATTAAAAATGGCAGTATATAATTACGCAGAACAGTTTTCGCCGGAGCTACAACAGAAGTATTCAAGGGAGCTAACATCATATGCACTAACACAGTCAAATCCTAGAGTAAAGTTTTTGAACGCGCAGACAATCAAGCTCCCATCAATCACGGTTTCAGGCTATAAGGATCACAATCGCCAGGGTGATGGATTCAATTCAGGAAACCTGACAAACGAGTGGGAGCCTAAGAAACTCACACACGACAGAGACATTGAGCTAAGAGTAGATCCTATGGACGTCGACGAAACAAACCTCGTCCTCGAAATGGCAAACGTCCAGAATACGCTCGAAACAGATCAGACAATTCCTGAAAAGGATTCGTACAACTATTCAAAGCTCTATGCAGAAGCAAAGACTTATGCAGCAAACGGAGCAAGCATTGTCACAACTGCACTCACAGCCGCAAATGTACTTGATTGGTTCGACGAGGCAATGGAAAAGATGGACGATGCAAGTGTTCCATCAGAGGGCAGAATTCTCTATGTAACACCTGCTGTGAGAAAACTCATTAAAAAGGCAGATGGAATACAGAGAACGATAGATGTAACATCCGGCAACAAGAACATCGACAGAAACGTACATAGCATCGATGATGTCGAGATTGTAAGCGTACCATCTGCTCGTATGAAGACAAAGTACAACTTCACAGAGGGAGCAGTTTCTGCACCTACTGCAAAACAGATTCGTGCAATCTTGATTCATCCTTCATGCGTAGTAGCAAGAGACAAGTATTCTTATATCAATGTATTCACGCCAGGTCATGATGCAAAGACAGCAGATTCATATTTGCTACAGAGCAGATTTTACATGGATCTATTCTTGATTAAAAACAAGGCAACAGGTGTTTGCATCAACGCAGAGGCAGAGTAGGAGGTAAGTTATGATTTACGCAGAGAAAGATAACAAAGTCTATGTGATCAACGAAACAGAGAAGGACTTTTATTTAAAAAGAGGGTTCAATGTTGTTGATGAGAGTGGCGAAACTATCGAATATGGAAAAGGCAACGAGCAGGCAATTGCAGCAGAACTCAAGGCAGAGAACGAAAAACTCAAGGCAGAGAACGAGGAGCTAAAGAAAGCAATCGAAACTTCAGAAGATGGAACTGCAGAGGCACCTGAAGAGGGAAAGAATACCTCGAAGAAATAAGGGGGATGATAGCATGTATGTTGATAAAGAATATTATATCAACACATATGGCGGCAAACTCCCTGAAGAGGAAGTGCAAAGATTCGTTACAAGCGCAAGCGAGCACATTGATTCTTTGACATTCAATAGGATTAGAGGGTTGGGTTTTAATAGCCTGACCCTTTTTCAGCAAGAGAAAATTAAAAGGGCAGTATGCAGGCTTGCAGATTTCGAATACGAGAACGAAGATCTAATACAATCAGTATTAGCATCGTACAGCATTAATGGTGTGTCGATGTCTTTTGGCACATCATGGAATGTAATCGTACAAGATGGAGTGGCATTACCACGCGACATATATAGTCTTATAAAACAGACGGGACTAGCAAGGAAGGTGATCTAAAATGAAATATCCATGCCTTGTAATGAAGAAGGTATGCACGACACCCATTCATGTAGAAATCACTGAAGAGGGACTTACTGAAGAGGGAGCGCCTATTATGGCCGTCACAAAGGATCTAAAGTGCAACTATCAAGATGTGGCAAAGGAAATTCTAACCGCACAGAAGAAGATAGTGCAAATTGCGGGTTCGGCATATTTTCAAGGCGATATCGCTCAAGGGGTCGCAGTAATAACGGGTGGCACAGCTACCGTGCATGGAGAGACGCGCAAGATTGCATCAGGCATGAAGGCGCGTAATCCTGATGGGAGTGTTAATTACACAAGGATAGATTTGGAGTAGCATGTTATGGTTGCAGATTCTAAAGTGAGGATAGATGGTCCCGCAATCGCAAAGCTGAATAAAGCATCAATACAAGCACTAGAGATGACTGCAGAGGCACTGCACACGGAAGTGGTACAAGCGCAGGTCGTTCCAAGACAATCGGGAAACCTGCAGAACGAATCCTTTTCGATTGACAGAGAGGCTGCCAAGGCGGGGGAGATTAACTTTATTCACAACGCAGTGTATGCAAGACGACTATACTATCACCCTGAATACAAGTTCGATAAAAGCGAAAATCCAAACGCAAAGGGCAAATGGTATGGAGACTGGCTACCGGGAGGTTTAAAAGAGAACTTCGCAACAAAGACATTTGCATCGTTTTATAAGAGATTGACGGGGGTGTAGGATGTTAGGATTAGCAGACATCAAAGATTGGCTCAAAACATTTAATGCAGCGAAGAACTACTATGTAGGCAAGCTCGACAACAAGAAGGAGAGCTCAATAGGAGTATATCAACGCAAAGACGAGCGTACACCTCACATAGCAGTTGGTGGCAGGGATAATGCAAGTTTTGAGGTAAAATCAATCAGCATACTACTTCACCACAACAAAAATGCTGTGGAGACAGAGAAGAGAGCGATGTACTTATACAATCAAATCATGGAGCAAAGCAAAAGCGAAGTGGTGATTGGTAAGCACAGAATAAAGGTGATTGAATTACTACAGAACGAGCCGATCGATGTGGGAACAGATGACAACGGAACCTATGAGCGTGTCATAGAAATGAATTTATTTTACGAACTCAAAGAAAGAGAGGAAGAGTAATGGCAAAGAAAACGGGAGTATATCCAGTATATGAGAACCAATTTCAGGTCAACACGGGTGCCGCGGCAAAAGCAGGCACAGATGGAAAGAGTGTGACCGGTGGTACATTTGTACAGATTGCGGACATGGAAAGTTTCTCCGTGTCTTTTGATAACGGCGTCGAGGAGTGGAAACCTTTTGACCAAGAAGGATGGGCAAGGCGATTGATGACAGCAAAGAGCGTGACCATCTCTGTAAGTGGCAAGAGAAATGTAGGCGATGCAGGTAACGACTATGTGGGGGATCTTGCGTTCAAGAGTGGCCGAGATTCAGAAGCAGACTTTCAGTGGACATTCCCTGATGGAACGAAGGTCGTATTCCTTGGAGCAGTACTAAACATCAAGGAATTCGGAGCAGGCGACAGCACAAGCGTTGCACCACTCGCATTTGATGCAATGAGCAATGGTAAGCCGATCGTTATACCTGCAGTGTAGGTTAATACT